CATCTGGCTCTGAGCCTTCATCTGCTCGGTCTGGATCTTGGCCTGCGCCTGCGCCATCGCCGGGTCGGGTGGCTTCGGCGGCGGCGGCGGCGTCCCCGGCGGCGGGCCTTGTGACGGGTCGGCAAAAAAGGAGGACTTAAACCCGGCGTTCTCCTGCAGCGCCTTTAGCGCATCGTAGACATTGCTCGGGTACACCAGCGGGCCGCTAACCCCCTGCTGCTGCTGCACGATCGTCCCCTGCAACTGGATGATCTGCATCAAGTGCTGGAGGGTCTGGTCGCGGTTACCGGTACCGAGGCCGACACTCACCGTCAGCGGCATATCCTCCCGCCACTCGCGCGGGTTGACCGTCATCCAATCGCCGGTCACCCGGATAATACGCTCCTGCTGCTGGTGCTTCCGTACCAGTCGCATCACCCCGCGCATGAGCTGTTCGACACCGTGGGCGAATATTCGGGCGAACAGCTCCACCCGCTGCGCCGCCGCCTGCTGGAGCAAGCTCACCCCGGTCGCGGTCTTGTTCAAATCGTCGGGGTTGATACCCTGGTTGTGCCTGGCGACCCCGGTTCTGACCTCCTGCGTCTGGTCTAAGTATTCCACCAGCGGGAACGACTTATCTGCGGTAAACGGGATCATCATCGGCTGGATTGAGCCGATCCTTCTGGACCGGACGACACCGCCGGGGCGCAAGGTCAGGAGGTCGTCATAGGTGTTTTCGTTGACCCCATCGTCCGCCACCTCGATCCGCGGCCAGTTGGAGAGGAAGGCGTTATCGATCATCTGCCGGATCAAGGTCGACTTGATCAGTTGCAGATCCATCGTCAGGTCGGCGAGGCTGAGACCCACCAATTTATGGCTGGACGGGATCGGGCAGATCGATACAAACCCGGGCTCGTCGACGCACTCGACCGCGGGCTTCCCGTCTTTTGTCAGGATTATCAGACCGTTGCCGGCGGTCATGACCTTGTACAGCTCGGTAGTCTTGCCGTCCTCGTCGAGGCTGAACCGGGCGTAGCTCTCCTCGACCCAGATCTCCCGTCCGGCGTCACGGCGGTCGGGGTAAGGGTAGTCGTCCTCCTGATGGCGCTCGACCCGCTCGAGGTTGTATTCGCCGCTATCGTCCTGCGGCACCAGGTCGAGGCACTCCTCGTCGTAGCCCTGCTGGATCAGATCGCTGTAGGTCCAGCGGCGGCGGTGAGAGATAAACGGGATATCGCCGCGTTTGCTACGCTGCGAGAACAGGATCTCTTCGGGTGGTATGTTGACGATCGTGACCTTACCGTTCTCGCGGGTGACCCGTAATGTGCAGTCATACAGCTCGACCGGAGGCGGCGGCGCGAGCGGCTGCTGCATCGCCGCCATCAGGGACATCATCGCCTCCGGCGGCATACCACCGGGGGGCAGTCCCGCTGGCGCCCCTGCTGGCGGCGGAGGTGGCGCTGCGGGAATTGCTGGCGGCATGCCTGACGGCGGCATGCCTGACTGACCCACACCCGGCGGCGGCGCAGACGGCCCTGGCGGCCCTGGAGGCCCTGGGGGCGCTCCGGACGGCGGCGGAGGCATTGCCGGCATCGGAGGTGGCATGGGAGGCGGCGGTGGCGGTGGGACGTAAGGCCGGTCGAGGTTAAACTCATCCATGTCCTGGAGGTACTTCGTCAGCTTGACGACCTCGACATCCTCGTCACTGCCCAAAAGCGCGTCGTACTGCTCCTTTGTCAGTCCGGTGTAGCTCTCGGTCTCGGTGGTTTTCTGGGTGTCCCAATAGTACTTGACCCAGCCGAGGCGCTCCAACAGGGCGTCCTTAAACCAATCGTGCAGGACCAAGAACCCTTGGTTCTCCCGCATAAAGACATGGTTCAGATACTCGGTGGCCTGCTTGGCCTGTTGTTCTGTACCCGGCCTCGGCGGCTCTACCGTGCAAATCTTGTCGGAGGCAGTGAATATCCGGATAAGGGCCGGAAGGACCCACTCCACCGCCTCCAATACAGTACGCATGACAACGGTCGATCGGGAGCCGTCCTCGACCTCGTTGCCAAAGGGCTGGCCCTCGTAATATCTGAGGGCCTGCAACCGATCGCTGCTGAGGGTGCCGCCGTCGCGGCCTAGCGCACTTTCAAGCTCCTGCCGGATCACGGACTTGACGTGATCCTCGTCGAGGTCGTCGAGGTCGAGGCCCTGAACGATCTCCACCCGCCTCTCGCGCCCGCTGCGGCCCCTGGTGTCACCCAGAAAAGCCGAGCCTTGCAGGCCGTAATCACTCATCGGCTACGACCCCGGCGGGCGACCCGACCGACGCAATACCGCCCGCTCCGGAGCGTGGTCCGGCTGCTCACCATACAGCTCCTGCGCAAGCTCCCGCCCTTCCCGCATCTCCTTAACCTCGGCCTCCAGCTTCTCCACCCGCTCCACCAGTGCAGCCCAAGCCGCGGTGTCACTCTGTGCCATCGACCCGTCTCCTGTTTGTCCTCGCCAACCGCTCGGGCTCGCTCACGGGCACGCTGCCTTTTTATACAAGGCACCCGCGCTGTCGACGCACACCGCCAACCCGCCGCCGCCCGCCGACGTCGGTAGCGCGGTGAACGTCATCGGCCCCGAAAACAGGCTGCGCGCCGTGCTGTCGCTGTAAATCGCATAATTCGTCGAGGCCGCGCCGCCGTTGCCGTTTATCCAAAGCCCCTGGTTGATCGTGCCGGCACTGCTGCCGGTGCCCAGACCTGCCCTGAACCCGGTATTCACCACCTGGCCGCCGGCCCCGGCCGCCGCCGTCACAGGGCCTGCCAGAAACCCGAAATTGCTGTAAGAGCCGCTGGTTGCACCATTGCCGGTGCCGGACCCGCCGGCCGCATACCCGATAATACTGCCGGGCCGCACCGCAGAGGTGTTTACCGGCGCAAAGTCATAGCCGTAAACCTGGCCCAGCGTGCCGGTAAAACCGGCCGCCAGGCTGGGCTGCGACAGAAACCCGCGAACCGCCCCCACCGGCACCGCCGATGTGCCCAACGTGGGCGACGACAAATACTCGTTAACCGTGCTCAGCGACGCCCCGCCGGGCTTGTAGACGGTGTTGGCCATCCGGGCGACATAGTCACTGGTCACATTGGAGATAATCGTCTCGTTGGGTGACGGCGTGATCTTGGTACTGGCATTGAGCACGTAATAGGTGCCAAGACTGCCGCCCTTGAAGTAGTTGTTTCTGACAATCGTGTTAACGTGTGGGGTGGCGGTGAACCGCTCGAAATAACTATAAAGCTGATTAGGGCCGCCAAGATCGGTGTTGTTCTGGATCACATTATCGGTGGGCGGGATCAGGGTGTTTGGATAAGCCGGGCCGGCATTGTCCACCACCTGATAAGCGCCCCAGGTCTGGTTGGTCTGCGGCACCGCGGTGCCGGCGTTCTGACTGGTGTTGCCCTCGACCAAGTTGTAGCTGCCGTACAGCACAACGCAGGCGCCGCCGATGTTCTTGCACTGATTGTTGGAGAATACGCTGTACTCGCCGTCCAGCTCGATGCCGCCAGCCGGGGTGGCGTTGATGTCATACGTCGTCGCGCTGTCGTGCAGGATATTGCCGCTGAAGAAATGCCGGCGGGATATTACCTGGACCTGATACAGAGCGGTGCCCGAGGCCCAGCCGGAAATGTCGTTGTTGGTGACAAAGATATTCTCGCCGGAAGTCTGTATTCCGCCGTTCTGTATCTTGTTGTTGTGGATATGCACATTGTTAAACTGGGCCGTGCCGCCGCCCATCAAGATGCCGCCGCTATTACCATGCAGCGGCTCCTGCACCGTCAGGTGGAACCGGCTGTTCTGGACCGTCCAGTTGTGACTATCGCAGCCATCCGCCTGGGCCAGGAGGCCGACCGAGCTGTCCGGGATATTGGTCATCGACATATTGTCGATTACAAAATCGTTCTGGCAACTGTATCGGAAAACCACGCTGAAGACGGTTATGCCGGCGTCATTGTCAAGCACCCCGGCCAGATCGATCGATAGATTACGCCAGCCGCCACCGCTGCCGTTTGTCATGTTGAAAAGACCGTTGCCTGCCCCATTGGTCAGAAACGGCAAGGTGCAACCAGGCTTTACCTTCAAGAGCGTAGCATCCCGGCCGGCGCCGATTATTGTCGCGGCGCTGGCAAAGGTATAAGTGCCGCAATTAAACAGGTAGGTGCCCGGTCCAAAATAGATGTTCGGGCTGCCGGTCGTGGCTGCGGCCGCCGCGATGCAGGCCGCGTTGTCGGTGACGCCATCGCCCTTGCAGCCCAGATCCCTCTGCGCATCCACCGTCGGCCAGGCGCCGAGGTTTGCTCTGGCTTCCGGCAACTTCGCGTTGCTGCTGTCCTGGTACATATCGGCGTGCGCCGGGAGGGCAACCGCCGCTTGGGCCAGCGGCATCAGGGCGACAAGCGCCAGCCACTTCATGGCGTGCCCCAAAACGATTTCTGGTTCTGCTGCAGCGCCGTTCGCTCACCTGCCGTCAATGCGTAGTTATCCCACCATACCGCTTCGGTGTATGAGCACGACGGCGCCGCCCCATTGTACAACTCGTAGATCGGCCCCAGCGTCGTCACCGCCGTTACCGGCCCCGTTGTCTCGGCACCGTCAATCCCAACCACCGATCCAGCGCCGGCAATAACCCCGACGCCCGAGTGCCACACCGCCGCACTCGCCGCCGCCGACAACGCCGCGCCGTTATACAGCACCAACGACGCACCATTGATGCCCAGCAACTGGCTCGCAGCCTGGATGCCGTAGCAAAGCCCGCCGGCCGCCGCCACCCGCAGCACTACGCTGAAACTCGCCGACACTGCCCCCGGTGTCGCGTCCGGCGCTTGCATAAACTGCCCGGTCGTCGAACTGGCGCAGGGCAGTGTGCCGATACAGTTAAAGACGAGCTGCGGCTGCGCCGCCGGATTGGTCTGCGACGCGTGCCGGGAGTTGCCGGACTGATCGTAACGCGTCCGGATAAAACACGTCGTCGCGGCGCAGTGCGCGTTCGCCGCCGCCACGTCGAGCAGCGCCCCCAGACCCGGGACGAAACCAAGGAAATTTATGTCCAGTTCGGCGTTGTCACTGGCCCGCCGGATGCGTATCGCCGGGCCGGCATACGTGCTGCGCAGCTTCCTGAAGCTGTACGCCGCCGCCGGGGCACTCGCGACACCGTCCAGCGGCAACACCGCCGAGGCGATCCGGTGCCCGCGATAGGGCGCATGCATCCGCGCATCGGCCGGGGTTGCCGCCGCGACCGCCGCCGCCAGCACTGCCGCCGCAAGCACGCGCATGCTAGATCCCGTTGCCCGGCGTCAGGTAGACGCTGGCGGTGCCGCTGGCGGCGATGCCGGCGACATAGGGCTGAGCGCAGCCGATGATCTCCACCGTGCCGGGGGCGATCGGCATCCCGGCTGCCGTGGTGGCGGTAACGGCGCTGTCGCCGCAGGCCATAAAGACCGCCACGGTGCCGGCGTTGTAGACCCGGATGCTCTTATTATTGGCGCTGGGCTGCACCTGGACCCGGGCGGTCGTCGCGGTTGCCGCCAGGGTCACGGTCGGGCCGCCGGGGGCAAAGGCGCTCACATTTTGCGCCAGAGCGATAGAGGGCAGCAGCACCGCGGCTGCTGCGAGTGCTGCTGCCTTCATGGTGTGCCGAACCGGCGGCGCCACCCAAACGCCCCAGCCATCCCTAACAAGCTGCCGCCCAGCAACAACAAACCAGCCGGTTCCGGCACCGCATTGGCTGCCGCGTTACCGGCAATGCTGGCCGTGAACGAGGCGATCGTCTGGCCGGTGTCGCAGGCAGGACAGGCGGTCACCGAAACCGGCGCGTCCACGTTGGTCAGGGAGAACCCAATAGCGCGCGGCAGATCAAGGGTCGTGATCGTGTCGGAGGCAAACACCGCCGTCGACGCCGCAATCACGATCTGGGTGCCACCGATCACCGCAATCGCCCCATCGGTAAAGGCGCCGCTCAGATAGTTCGTGTCGGCCGGGGCGCACGAAGCTGTCGAGCAGATCGAAAACGTGCCGCTGAAATGCTGCGTCACGACAACCCCGCCTGTCACCGTAGCGCCGGTCGAATTAGCCGCGCTGAGGTCGAGGAAGGCACTGATCGGCGTCGGATCGGCGCTGGCGATCTGAGTAATAGTCACCGCGATATCGCTGCCGGTGATCGTGGTGCCACCGAGACCGCCGGTGCCGGTGATGGTATTCGCACCACTATTTTGACCAAACGTGATGATCGTGTCGGCGTTGGCCGGCGGGCTCGCAAGCAGAGCAACCACTGCCGCGCCAGCTAACAGGTGCTTCATATCAAACCTCCATACGAGACTAATGGCCCGTGCCGCGTGACGCGCAGCACGAAATACCACGCCTGCATCACCACCAGTCTTCCCATTCAATGGCGATAATGCTGCCGTCTCGGCCAAGCCACAGCCAACACTGTGCGAAGTGCCGCGCGGTAGTCGTCGCTGCCGATGGGCGTTCCCGCCAAAAGGGTCCAATCCTCATGCGAGTGTCGTTGAGGCGGGCCGGTAACAGCCCGCCTCACCTCGTCTGATCCGGTTACGTCTTGGGCTGCGCGGTCGGCGGCAGGGTGTTGTCCGGCCGCTCGCCGCTGCCCGGCAGGGTATTATCCGGCCGCGGCGGGCGACCCTGGCCCGGCGGGCGAGGCAGACCCTGCGAGGGATGCTCACCGCTCGGCGGCACCGGCTGGTGGCTCGGATAGACTGGCTGCGCAATCGGATGTTCCGGCTGCAACCCCGTATCAATGACCGTCCAACGCCAGCCCACGCCCGGTATCCAAACGAGAACCAATACCTCACCCCCGTCGAGAACGGGCGGCAGCGGCGGCCAGACCGCGCCAGGAGGCAATGGCAGGCTGTTATCCGGCGCACCGGGGTCCGGGATATAGATCGGGTGAGAAGGGCTGATCGGCAGCGGGACGCTGTAGTCGGGGTCGGTGGGACGCGGCGGCTGCGGCCACACAGTCGGCGGCATCGGCAGCCCATACCCCGGGTCCACCGGGTAGGTCGGCGGCACCGGGCCCTGGCTCGGATGCCCCGGCGAGGATGGCGGCACGATCGGATGGCTCGCCACCGGCGGCAACGGAAACCCATACCCCGGGTCAACAGGGCCTTCCGGCGCCACCGGCCCCTGGCTCGGATATTCGCCGCCCGGCACGCCGTAGCCCGGGTCCACCGGCCCGCCCTGGCCGGTGTGCCGGACATGGATCGGGCTAGCACTCACTGCAACGTAAGGCATTCGGTGTTCTCCCCTTATTTAAAAGAAAAGGCGGCCAAATCGGCCGCCCTGGTCGTCGGAATATGGCTGCTGTCAGCCCGGTTCGCAGATCAGGATCAACTGGGCTGCGTTGGTCTCGTCCTCGTGCATCTCAAATGTCATCTCCAACGGCTGACGCGGCTGCAACGGTTGCCCGGTGCCCATGTTGGAGCGCAACAGGACGGGGATCGGCAGGGCGTTGGTGTAGGTCAACTTGACGATCACGGCACCGCCTCCTCTATCAGCTTTCGCACCAGGTCACACGGCTCGATCACGCTGACGAATTTGCCGTCGGAGAGACCGACGACACAGTGCACGTCTTTGGTCAGCAATTTGTTGGACCCGCCCGTCGACGAAGCTGTAGGGTGCAGGACGGTAACCTGCGCCGGGTTGATCGCAACCTCGCCACCATCGACCCGGTGCAACAGCACCATATGCAGCGCCAGGGCGAGGGCCTTCATTCACCTTACTTTCGCTGCTCCATGCACCGGTCCAGCATCTTGCTGACGATCTCGGTGCGCTTTTCCATCTGGTTGGACAGGAACCACAATGTCCCGCCGAGAAAAGCCGCATTCAATACGCACAGCATCAAAAACGCCGGCGGCAGCGCGCTGATCAGGCCGCGGCTGATGTCAGCAACAGCCCCCGCGGCTCCGCCGCGCGGCTCTTCGCTCACACGAGACCCAACTGACGGTATTTCAGCTTCTGCGGCCGGCCCTGCGGGGTCTCATACGCCACCGCCAGCAAGCCAAACGCATCGGCGCTATGACTGCTCCAATCATGGTCCGGGCCGAGTCCGACATCCCTGATGTCTTCGCTTCTCTTCTCGTGGTACCAGCCCAAGGCGTCGCGGCCGGCCTCGGTGGTCTCGGCGTTAAACCAGATCGATGGGAACAGCCTTCTGGCCGCCTCGATCCGCATCCGCGCCGCGCCACGGCCCTGGTTGGGGATCACGTCTACCGGAAAGCCCGCCTGCCGGATGGCGCTCTCAAACGATACATCGTAGACCCGGTCGTGGGTGGCGCCGTCATGCGGCAGGAAGATGCTCGCCTTCCCCCAACCGTTATCCCGCAGCCACTGCAAATGCACCGCCAGGGTTTCGCCGATCGCCTCATAGTAGGAGAGAACCCTCACTTCCCTGCCGACAAACTGGCAAATCCACATCGCGAAAGCGTCTGATTTCGCCCCAGTCCCGCCGATATCGCAGTAAGCCCTAATGCCGAGAAGCGGATCCCGGCTCACCTTACCAATCCGGCCCTCCCGCTGCGCCTCACTGAGAAGAGCAGCAAAATACGCACCCACGTGCGCCGTCGCGAACTCACCCTCCCAAATGTGAGGGTACTGCTCCGGTCTTTTGGCCTCGTCCTCTCGCCGGATCTGGTCCAGCGTGCTGGGGAACCACGGATTATCGCGCCAGTTTACCTGCACGATCTTGCTATTCTCCGGCGGGTTCTCGCGAAAGCGCTGGTTCGTGGGACTAGCCCGCCGCTCCGGGTTCCACGTCACC